GATGTAACAGATACTACAAACGTAACTTCAGCAGGAGCATTAATGGATAGTGAATTAGCTAATCTTGCAGCTGTAAAAGCTATCAACCAAGGTTTAACTTCAGGGTCTGATGTAAGATTTGATAGTATTGGAGTAAACACTGCAGCACCTGGTACATCTGGTGTAATTAGAGCAGCAAATGATATCATAGCATTTTATTCTTCTGATGAAAGATTAAAAGATAATATTTCAAATATACCTAATGCTTTAGATAAAGTAGAAAGCTTAAGAGGTGTAGAATTTGATTGGAACGATAAGCAAGAAGTATACGAAGGACATGATATAGGAGTAATAGCTCAAGACGTTGAAAAAATACTTCCAGAAATAGTTGAAAATAGAGATAATGGATATAAAGCTGTTAAATATGAAAAATTAACAGCACTATTAATACAAGCAGTTAAAGAACTCTCTGCTAAAGTAAAAGAGTTAGAAAGTAAATAAAAATAGTTATACTAAATGGGTTTTATTATTAATGCTGACTTCGAGACTAATCTCGGACCGACGCAAGAGTTGTACGTAAGGGTTGAAGGGTTTACTTTTAATAAGGTAAATGCACAACTAAGTTTTCAAATTACCTACTGGGTAGACAGAAGTCATGCTATAAGGCATAATCGAGTTTACTTAGACGAACAGGTAAAAGGAATGAAAGGGTTAGTTCAAAATAATATTATTTATTTTGATACCCCAACAAGTGAAGGGAAAGAGCTTATACTATCGCAATTTGAAAAAGTAATTGCAAGTAAAGTTCAAGAAGTAGAAACTCCTCAATTTGAGGAACAGATGATAGAAGTAGAAGTTCCTTATGTGAGCTTTGATGCAAATGGAGAAGAAATAATGAAATATAGAACAGTAGTAAAACCGAAAAATGTGCAAATAGGCTCAATAAAAGAAACAAGATCCGTTATAGATTTACAAGCTTTTGATGATGTATATGGATACGTGTACGATAGACTTAAACTATACCTTTTGACGTTTTTTTCTGAAGATTTAATACAAAAAGTATAACATGGCTAGATTTACATACGGAGCTAATAATGTAGAATATCAAACTTTCAGTAGTTGGTCTAATGCACTTGCAGATAATAATAATGTTTCTGCCTCAACTGCATATTCAGAATTTATACCCGACCAATCAGGAAGCTACGCTGCTTCATTCTTACAGAACAGTAGTATATTCTATGGTTCAGTTATCGGTGGGCATGGAGGTAGTGTTGGTGTAACAGCACCTTATACAGTCTCTGCAACAAAAACTATTACAGTAAAGAACGTTAACATTACTAATACATCAATAGGTTTAGAAGCTACTACTTCTTACCCTTATGTATTTAATTCATGGAGAACCGCAGCAAGTGGTAGTGGTACTGCCATAAGTACTAACGCTACTATTACATTAACTGATAATTCAGATGCCGATCACAATGTATATTACGCACACTTTACTACAACTCACACAGACGCACCATAATCTTGCATATATAATATTTTTTTCGTATATTGATAATAAAATAGGTTTTGAGAGTAATTTGGGTTTTGGATAATGTCAAAGGTGAAGCTAGTTTCTACGGTAAACTTTATACACTTATACTTATAGCATCTATTAGACAATGGAAGAAATTCTATCCGGACGATACATGTGTATTGTACTGTGATGATCTATCGAGAGAAACGCTTAGATTAACGAATACACTAGACCAATGGGATGAAGTAGTACACTATAAACCTAAGTATAAAATAAACAGAGCTATATTTTGGGCAGCTGCAAAAGTAGAAGTACTTTCATTACAAACTGAACCATGTATTATAGTAGATAATGATTTACATATTTACTGTCCTATAAAGACATATATAGATCCAAAAAAGTTCTATGTACACAATATTGAAAACGGAAAAGGTTATTACCCAGGTTATGTAGATAAATTCGTCAGAAAATTATCATATACCCCTAGATGGCAAACAGAATCAGTAAATGTTAGTTTTTTACAGTTACCTGATCCAAAGTTTATAAAAGAATATGCTGCAGGAAGTATTAAAATAATGGAGGAATTTACTGAAATGGAAGTACCAAACTCTCAGTATTTAATCTTTGCAGAACAACTTTTTCTTAGACATATGTTTGATATGAGAGGTATAGAGTTTAAATCTTTAGTAGCAACATACTGGGATTGTGATGCTTGGGAATGGGGGGAACACCATAATAGAGGGATATGGCCAATATATGAATCAGAAATATACCTTAAACATTACGGACCTTTAAAAAGATGGATATTAGCTAATAAAGCAGATCAAAATTATAAAAGAGAAACAGAACATCTAACAAGATGTATAAATTTACCAGAACTAAACTTAGAACATATAGAAAATCGTTAATATGAAAATTTTTAATAAAGAGTATATTAGACAGTTTTTAACTAATAACCCAGTTAGTACAAGTGATGTTAATAATAAAGTTATTGAAGAATTCAAACCAGTTACTTACAGATGGACTCATGGAGCTACTGATTACCATTTAGGAGATGGTCATTTAATTCATTCTATTATTATCGCTATGAGATATAAATCCTGTGTTTGTTTAGGCTCAGGTGGAGGTTTTATACCTAGAATTATGACTCAAGCTAGATTAGATTTACATGATACTGAAATAACCGATGGAAATCCTGATATAAACTATGGAGATATAGGAACTACTTATTTAGTTGATGCATGTAATGGAGTAGGTGGAGGAGTAGATTACGAAGACCCTCAAAGTTTCTTTAGATATCAGTTTATTCCAAAGTTTATAAAAGATACTACTGAAAATGCTTATTTTAATTATTTTGTAAAAAAAGATATAAAAATAGATTTACTTTATATAGATGCTGGGCATTCCTATGATGATGTTAAAAAGGATTTTGAACTATACTCTAAACTTCTTAAACCTAAAGGTATGATAGCAATTCACGATACTGATGAAAGATACCAAAAAGAAATGATTATAACAGAAGATGAAAAAGAGTATTATGAATTTTTCGATGGACCTCCTAAATTTATAAAAGAATTAGGACCAGAATGGAAAACTTTTGATTTCTTTAATACCGGTATTCATCCATCTAGACCTCAATCAACAGGTTTAACATTAGTACAGCATGCTTAACTTAGCTACAGTAGTCGGAAGAAATACTCATATGTTACCACATATGTTAAATCACTATAAAAACATAGTTGATAACATATATGTTGTAGTATATAGACAGTCTGAAGACGATAATATACTAGAAGAAATAGAAGAGCTTGGAATTACTCCTTTTAAAGTAGTTACAGAACCTAAATATGACTGGAATAAAGTAACTGAATTGTATAATAAACTTAAAAGAACTAAAGCTGATGAATGGTGGATAGTATCCGATGATGATGAATTACAAGTTTACCCTAGAGACATAAGAGAAATAATAGATAGATGTGAAGTAATGGATTATAAGTTTGTTACTGGAGGATTTATAGATAGAATAGGAACAAAAGGTTCTTTTCCTGAGGTAAAAAGAAATACAAACGTACATACAGCGTTTCCATATGCAGGTTTTTTTAGATACCCTATGTCTGGAGCTTGTCCTAACAAAGTTACTCTAATGAAAGGATACGTAGATGTAACCCCAGGTCAACATTATGTTCAGTTTGCTAACGGAACTACTAGCTGGGGCGATAAACACCCAGATAGAATGCCTATCGAGGAATGTTTTACCCAGGTCCATCATTTTAAATGGGATTCTTCAGTATTAAAAAGACTACTTGAAGTAGCTGAAACAAAAACTGGCGCTAGTTTTTATAAGGAATATAATAAAATGTATCGAGCAATAGCACGTTCAGATTGGAAAATTGATATAAAAAATAAAGATTATTTTGTTGAAAAGCTGAAAAACTTTTCGTATATTGATTATAAAGATTATACTAATTGGGATAAAATAAGAAGTTTAATAGTTAAAATTTAAAAAATGGCAGGTAAATTAACAGATCACGAAAAAGAAAGTTTAGTACTAGAAGAAAGAAAAGTGAAAGCTTTAGAAAAAATAGCAGCATCAACTGATGCATTAGCTCTATGGTTTGAAGAAAAAGAGTTCTCTGATTGGGATGAGAGACTTCAATTCTACTTACATGAATTCATGAGTGTTGCTAAAGGAAACTCTAATGACCAATCATAAGCTTGGTATAATTGTTCCTTATAGAAATAGATATGCACAACTTTACGAATTTAAAGAGGCGATTAAAGAGTACTTTAAAAGTCTTGAAATCGATTATAAAATTATAATTGTTGAGCAAGATGATGCTAAATTATTCAATAGAGGTAAGTTACTAAATATAGGTTACTTAGAAGCAAAAAAACAAAGATGTGATTACTTATGTTTTCACGATGTAGATATGCTCCCCTCTAGAGTAGACTACAGCTACAGTGACACACCAGTTCATTTAGCATCTATTTTAGTAGAAGAAAACAATACACACAAGCCTATATTTGACCAGTACTTTGGAGGAGTAACTTTATTTCCAATCGAACAATTTGAAAGTATAAACGGGTACTCTAACAACTATTGGGGATGGGGATTTGAAGACGATGATTTAATGTGGAGATGTCTCCAAAATAAAATACCTTGTGACACAGGGTTACTTCCTAATTCTGGACCAAAAACAGCTTCATTAAAATTTAATGGAGTAAACGCTCATGTAGAAATGAGAAATACTATTGACTTTAAAAAAGACTTTACTATTTTTATTAGCTTTCAACCAAAGCATAACGATTTCAATATTAACGATAGAGATGATTTTTTCACAGCATTCGGTATACCAGGGTATGATTTTAATATAGGATGGAATAGTTTTAATAGATTTAAAATAGAATTTTTTAATAAACGTCAAAAGTACTTTCAATTGTATAGTGATGAAGATTCTATGAGAAAAGTATGTATAGCTTTTACTTATTCTGCTAAAAGTAGAAAAGCTGAAGGTTTTATAAATGGAAAATCATTAGGTACTTTAGAATTAGATACTGATATTTTAGATTATTCTAAATCTAAATTTATGTACTTAGGAGTATCAAATCCAACCAGAGAAAAAGATGCTAAATACTTTAAAGGTCTTGTAGATTCATTTGCAGTATATTCAAAAAAATTACCTTTAAAAGAAATAAATACTATCAGTAAAAACAGATACTATGGATTAACTTCTAACTTTGATGAGTATAGAAGTGCTGCTAAGCTTACTACTTACTATGATGGTAAATTTATTAAAGGATATAAATTAATGGACTTGTCTGGAAAAAATAATACAGGTATAATAAAAGACTGTGAGGTAGTCCCTACGGATTTAGAAAGTAGTACTGTTATACCTAAACCTTTTAGAAGAAACTGCAGATTTAGATTATTGCCTCACGAAAATAAAGGGTTTAGTAAAGATTCCTGGAAAGACTTAAACACACGTTACAATCAATTAAGATTTAATAACGAAGTTAAAAGTAATTGGCACGATCCAGCAAAAGATGGTATAAGTAATCTTGAATTTAAAATTCATTCTTCTAGTAAAACTAATAACATAACTCATTTAATTGTCGGATTATGACAAAACATAAACTAGGCGTGTGTGTTCCTTATAGAGATAGGGAAATACATATGCATGAATTCATACCAAGAACAGGTAAATACCTTAAAGAACAAGGTATTGACTTCCAAATGTACTTTATTCATCAAGTTGATGATAAGTTATTTAATAGAGGTGCTACTAAAAATATAGGAGCTAAAATAGCATTAGAGGATGGATGTGATTACGTATGTTTTCATGATATAGACATGATTCCTGAAAGTAAAGGAGGAGCTGATTATAATCATCCAGGAGATTTCCCCAGACATATTGCTACTAATATTTCTCAAATGGACTATGGTTTAAAGTATCATGAATATTTTGGAGGCTCTGTTATATTTTCAAAAGAACATTTAGAGGCTACTAATGGATACTCTAATGATTATTGGGATTGGGGTATGGAAGATGATGATTTATTTTGGAGATGTCATTTAGAAGGGCTAACAGATGTAACTTACCTAGAAGCTAAATTAGATAATCAAACTTTTGCTAGATTCAACGGAGATACATCAAAAATAAAAATACCTTTCAAAAGAAAACTCAGAGGATTAACCTCTGCTGACCATTCTATCTCAGTATTAGTTAGAAATCAACATCAAAACCATAAAACAGGAATATTTTTGATTGGAGATGCAGATATTAAGTATATAGAACACCCTATATTTAGAATACCTGGTTATGATTATGGTTTATCTTTTAATAATTCCAGAGCTATATCTATGACTTATTGGAATAATTTTAATAAACATAATTACATGTGGATTAAAAGGTACGCTGATCAATGGAGCTGGGTTACAGTTACGTTTGATAAGACTAATAAATTATCTCATTTTTACTTAAACGGTAGTGAAGTTGACTCGAAAGCAGGATACGGTAGTCCTTCTCCTTTAAATTGGGATAGTAATCTTAAAAGTTATGGATTACAGGATATTTATTTAGGACATACACCGTCTTTTCCTGATAAACTACATGGATACTTTAAAGGAGATATAGCAAAGGTTTATGCATGGGATAGGTGTTTAAATCCGGACGAAGTAGATAGTATGAATAGAGTTGTACCGATAGGAAGTAGAGTTTTAGATTTAGATTTTAATAATACACAAGAAGAATTCGAACAAACTGACGTAGAATTGTTAGCTGAAGACATTACAATTCCTAACTCAATAATTCCTTATAGAATTAAAGGTAGATTTAGATGTTTACCTCATAAAGATGAAGGATTAGTAAATGGAAAATGGGCAAAAGGAGAAACCACAGCTCGAAATGAAAAAAGGTACGTTACTAAAATGCAACAAGGTAAAATTAATTATAAAGAAGACGGAATTAAACAACTTAAATATAAATTAGTTGGTGAAGAAATACTTACACCTTGGGCTAAAATGATTAATATAGAACTATGATTGGTACAAAAAAATCTGCTCTAGATTTAAAAAAAGAACAGACTAGAATTCTACTTGGTAATCACGATTACAATTTAACTAAAAAGAAACTTGATAGTGTAGGATGTGGAATGTGTTTAGCAAAATGGACTCAAACTACCATACATTTACATATGGGACAAACGCATTCTTGTCATCACCCTTCTACTCATAAAATACCATTACATGAATTAAAGCGTAATCCTTCAGCACTTCATAATACTAAGTTTAAGAAATTGAAGAGAAAAGAAATGTTAGAAGGTAAAAGACCTGAAGAATGTGATTACTGTTGGAATGTTGAGGATAACTCTCCTCAGTTTTCTGACAGAGTATTTAAATCTAATGAAAGCTGGTCTAAACCGCATTTTGATGAAATTAAAAATTTAGGATGGAGAGAAGATTTCAACCCCAAATATGTGGAAGTATCTTTTTCTAATCTTTGTAATTTTAAATGTTCCTATTGCGGTCCCTCTTTTTCATCTAAATGGGTAGAAGAAGCTAGAAAACACGGTCCTTACCCTACTCAAGATAATTTTAATGATTTAAAAGCATTAGAAGCAGACGGTAAAATGCCTATACACCATACCGAACATAACCCGTATGTAGAAGCATTTTGGAAATGGTGGCCTGACCTTTATAGAGACTTACATACCTTTAGAATAACCGGAGGAGAACCGTTACTATCGAAGGATACTTGGAAGATACTAGACTTTATTATAAATGAACCTAACCCTAATAAGAACCTAAACTTAGCTATAAACTCTAATCTTGGTATACCTGATAATTTAATAGATAAGTTAATTGAAAAAATACAGAGAATAGAAGATGAAGGAAGAGTAAATGAATTTATTATTTTTACATCTGTAGATGCATGGGGAAAAAGAGCTGAATACATAAGAAATGGATTAGAGTTTAATAAATTCTGGGATAATATGAATAAAATTCTTAGTAAATGTCCTAGAGTAAATATTACAGTAATGTCTACTTTTAATGCTCTGTCTATCACTTCGTATAAACCTTTAGTAGATGGAATTTATAAACTTAAAAAAGAATATGGCTCTACAGATAGGTATTGGGTTTCAGCAGTATTTCTGGATAGCTCTTACTTAAGACACCCTATTCATCAAACGATACAAGTTTTACCTGAAGGAGAATTTGCTCCTATATTATGGGATACAGTTTTATATATGGATTATTTAGGAATTCCAAAATTCGATCATCAACTAATTGGATATTCAGATGTAGAAGTACAAAAGATAAAAAGAACATATGATTGGATGACTTCTAAATTTAAAGATCCTGAAGCAATATTAAGACAGCAAAGAGATTTTGGAAGATACTTTAAAGCTCACGACGAAAGGAGAGGTACAGACTTCTGTAAAACTTTCCCTGAGTTAGAAGAATTCTATCACTTTACACAAGCAATACAAATTTAATAATATGAAGTTACACAAAGACTATACTTACCTTTTCCACGACATAGATAGACATGGAGTAAGAATAAATCATACAACAGGTATGTTACTTAATGACTTTACAGCATTGATAAGATTTAAACCTGATTTAGATAACATATACCAACTATTAGAAGAAAGAAAAGATGACCCACAATATAGTTCTGCTGTATATGTTAAACAGTGTTTATTTGGAAAAAATGGTAAACATACTGGTTTATTTTTAACTACGTTTATAGATGAAACTAATTTAGTTAAACATTTTATAGAATATGAATGGTGGCAAAATCCTAACTGGGCTGAAGATCCTGATCCATCAAAAGACGAAGTAAAAAAAGCATCAGTAAATATTGATCCTGAACTCGACGGATGGTATGACGTTACTGTAACAAAGTACGATAATAAAGTCACCGTAAAAGTACATAGTATAGGTGAAGATACTGAAAGTGTAGACGGTTTAATTGATTATTCTAAATCCCTTATGTGGTGCGGCTCAGCAACAGGATTACCTAATGGCGAAGGAGAGATTAATCAAGAATTTCAATGTTTATATACCGGTGATGTTACTATGCTTCATATGCAAGAAGCAACTATGTCCGAAGACCAAATTAAATTAGCATTTGTAGACTACCCTGGTTTTAGAGAAAAAGGATTTGATGTATTAGGAGATGTTATTTATATTTCTACAAACTTTGAAGAGACAACAGTACTAAAAGCCAGAGATTATTCCGGTAACGGTATGCATTTATTAAAATATAATAAGGAATGGATATCATAAAAGTAATACTAACAGAAGGAGATAGTTGGACAGCTGGAGATATTATTAACCCAGGCATAGTTAAAGATCTTAAAGGAAATGTCAATTCTAAACTTAATGATAGTTATAGGTTACCAAAAGTTTGGCCTCACAAATTAGGTACTAAACTTAATATTGAAGTTATTAACGAAGCCGTCGCAGGTTCTTCTAACGATGGTATAGTGAGAAGAACGATAAATAAGGTAACTCAACTTTTAAATGTTTATAAAAAAAATGAAATACATATTATCATAGGTTTGACATCTCCTGAAAGAAAAGATTTTTACCATAAAAAAGATAACGACTACGGATGGGATGTTTTATACCCATTAGATAATTCAGAAATAACTGAAGAAAGGAAACTTTTTAAGAAAGTATATTCATCAATATACTGGAATAAAGAAGAATATTTTTCAAGATATCTCCAATCAGTATTTTTACTTCATAACTTTTTAAAGTGCAGAGGTATAGAGCATACTTTTTTCAATGCTTTTTATCAAGACAATGATGGTGATTTCAAATACGACCTTAATAAAAGTTTAGAATTATTTGAAGCTAAAACGTCTAATAGTTATTTAAAATCAATAGGTATTAAAACTCTATTTACTGAATACAAAAAAATAGTTAAAAGTAATTTTTGTAATACTAGTTTTAAAGCATATATTGAATATAATGCAAAAGATATCTACGATGGTATCCATCCTAATGAAAAAGGTCACGAACTTTGGGCAAATTACCTTTATACTTATTTTAAAAATAAAGATAAAGTCTGCGGTCACGATTTAATAAATTTAGCTAGATTAGACTCTCCTAATGAAGATATAAAAGTATGGTATAAAGATATACCCGAAATAAATGAATTAGATGCTAGAGGATACCCAATGATGAGACCACTATTCTCCCAAACTAACCTTAATGAAACTATGGGGGTTGAACCTAAAGACACAGTAGATATAACTGATGATGAAGAGTTTTACTATTTCACTATGCTTCATCATGATATAGTATTAGCTGCTAGAAATTTACGAAAATTACCTCTGAATATAATAAAAGCTCTCAAAAATAATAAATGTAAGTTAATATTAGATGATAGTCTTGAAGGTAGACCTATATATAAATTTTTAGATGAAATTTATTATAAATGTACTAATATGGTAATTCCTAAATCTAATATATACTATATTACAAACAACCTATTTGCAGAAAAACAACACTTAGAGTGGAAAAATAATAATAATTATTACAAAGAACATATTAATGTAATATCATACATGTACAATGTAGTAGATGTACAAAGGTTGAAAGACCCAAACACTCATATAAATACCCAAGCTAATTTACCTGAATATATTGATATACAAAAAGAGATAGAATATAAATCAGAAAATATTAATAATATAAAACCTTTCTTAAAGGTTAATAGAACAGGTAGACCTGAAAGAAACCTCTTCATGTTATACATAAACAAACATAATTTATATAATAAGTTTAAAATAAGCTTTCCAAATTATCAAGAAGAAGGATATGATGCTTATACAAAAAGTAATTTTAAAAGTTTATTAGACGAAGATAATATAAAATCGTTAAAAGAAAAAACTCCTTTTAATATAGATAATACTGACGCTACTAATCACGGTCCTCCAGGAGTAGGTGAGGGAAAATTTGATGCTGACCTTCCATTTCACCCTAAGCATTACAGAGATACATTTATTAGTATAGTTTTTTGTGCTTTTCCTTTTGATAAAGCTTGTCATCTTCATAGTTCAACTTTTAATCCTATATACTGTGGTCACCCTATTATACAATTTGGCCCTAAAGGCAGTTTAGCTGAGTTAAAAAATAGAGGATTTAAAACTTTTAACAAATGGTGGGATGAAAGTTACGACGATATAATATACGATTGGGATAGATTTAAAGCAGTATGTAGCTTAGTTCATTTATTATCTACAAAAAGTAAAGAAGAATTACTAGAAATGTATAAAGATATGAAAGATGTACTTCAACATAATTCTAATTTTATATACAACTACGATATACCTAATAATTTAACAAATAAAGTTCTATACCATGCCAAAGAAGAACCTAAAGGACTTATATAATAACAGACATACTCTTATATCTGAAAAGCATATAGATATAAATCTACCAGATAATTTTGATAGATATGAAGGAATGTTTGATATGTCTATTCACAAAATAGATAAAATTCAGTTTGAAACTGATCAACTTTATAATAGTCATATATTAATTAAAAGTAAAGTATTAGAACAGTATTGTTTAGATCAAATTATAAAAAGATTAAATAGTTTAAAATTTGACCATAATCAAGTTTATGTAAGCGATGTAAATCATCATGGTGAATATAAAAAATGTATTATCGACTCTAATTACTTTATATGTAATTCTTATATGTTACCCTTTATAGGGTATGCTAACAGGGTAGCTGCTACTGAATACGGAAACCTTTTAAACCATAGAGCTAGATTAATTAGAATGCATGACTTTGATAGTACTTTTAAAGAAACATTAATATGAAAATAGCAGTTTGTTTAAGTGGTCAATTGAGACAATGGCAAATGGGTGTAGATAACCAGAAATGGTTTTGGAATACAGCTAATAAAGAAAATGTTGAGGTACATTATTTTGCTCATACCTGGACCTATAGTTGGGATAGACCAGGTGTTTCTGCCCCGTACACTGAAAGACCAATTTTCCAAGAAGAACTAGATTTATTTAAAGAAAAATTTGAATTAAAAAAACTATTAGTAGACTCTAGAGACCAACAAAGTTTTAGAGGTAACGACCACTGGAGTTCTTTATTTTATAGTTTTTCTAAATCTTTACTTTTAAAAAGAGAATATGAAATAGAAAATAATTTTGTCTATGACTTAGTAATTAAATCTAGACCTGACCTAGTATTTGATCCTCAGTCTTCTTTTAAAGTCCCTCATCTTGTAAATAACGTTATTCATACTTCTCACGGTGGAATAATGGAAATGGAATACCATATGTACAATGTTAACGATATACTATTCTTAGGTAATTCAGTCAGTATGGACTTTCTTACTAATCTTTATTTTTATAGACAAGAAGGTATAGACCACCATAACATTGAGAATATTAAAAACATACACGTAATGGGACCAGGAACGTTAATGCATGAATATTTTAGAGATTACGGTATTACTCCTTACTTTGGTTCATCACCTCATAGTGTGCTTTTAAAAGAAGGATGTCCTGAAGGTTTAAATATGTTTGATGAACATGAATTTGATATTATGCGTAAATACTGGCAATCTTGGTACATTAAATGAAAAGTATAGGTTTTTTTGCCTGCTCTAACGGGTTCGGACACTACAAACGTATATCGGAAATAGCATCATTACTTTCAAATGATTTCGATATAACCATATATGCTACCTGGTTTCAGATGTTTCATTTAGGAGGTGTTAAAAACTGTAGACATGTACAGCAACATACTCATAATATAAGATGGGACAAAACTTTAACTGAATCTAAAGTAGACTATAAATCATATATAGGTTGTTTCGAAGATCACAAAAAAGATTTACACAAACATGATTTTGTTATATCAGATAATACTATAGGTATTTTGGAGTATAGGCCTGATGCTATTATTATAGGGTCTTTTCTATGGAAAGATGTGCTTTATAATAAATTTGGGGATAATAGGATTAGTGATATAGATAGAACCTTATTAAGAGAGTGCATACCTACTATAATAACTAATAAGTATGTTGAAACAGGAACATTAAAAGAATATACAAATAAAATACAATTTGGTTTTGGGTGTAAATCTAAGCCTTATAAACAATTCAAAATAGATGAGTGTGTTACTTTAAAACCAAGCTTAAATTATTTAGATTCTTATTCTAATTTTTTTGATAAATTAAAAATTAAAACAACAGAAGATTTTTCTAAAACATCTAATATAGCATTAATGTGTAGACCAGGATTAGGTATAATTACTCATTGTGTTGAACATAGTATACCTTTGATAGCTTTATATGACGAGAATGACTCTAGTGAAATAATAGAATTAGCTGATAAAGTTGTAGATTTAAGTATAGGGTTTAAGCAAAATGTAAAAGAGGAATTTAATTACAATAGATACAGTCTCCTCAAAGATAACTCTATTTATATGTACAAACATCTTGATAAAGATGGTTATAAACAAATTGCAAATTATTTAAAAGCTAAGTTATGAGTAAACCTAAGTATTTCTTTGATACTTTTAGCGATTTAAAACCTTTTGATATATTATCAAATCAAGAAGTAATTGATAAGTATACAAATGTTGAAAATTTATTTTTAGAACTTGATAATAAAAAAGAGTTCGACAATACAAAAATACACAAATCACAAAATAAAGGGAAAACAGGACCAGTTTATTCTGATAAGTTTAAAACTAAACAGGAGTTTGATAATTCTGTGCCTAAACCTATTACTTTTATGATTAAACCTTTAGAAGTAGAAAAAGGTATTGAAGTACAGGCTGTAAAGTCGGATATTACTACTATGGACTTGTATAACATAGGAAAAAAGTGGGACCACTGGGTGTATTTGACTATTCCAAAAGAATTTATAGTAAATAAGCAAAAATGTACACATTCTAATCATTCACCAAGATTAGTTAGTATTTTTAAAGAGTATATAAAAGAAATAATTGATAATAACTTAACTGACAAAGAAGCTTATAAACTACAATTAGAGTATGATAAAAAATACCCAGAACTTTACCATTTACCTACAAAAAGGCTATTAAGACCAGGATGGAGACACGATAATAAAGTTTCTCAAGTACTATCAGTAAGAAGGTCTGGGATATTTTTTCCTATAGCATACCCTAATCATTTGCACGGAGGTATTCTTAAGAGAGGTACTCATAGGGCTTTAGTATTTGCTGCTCTAGGTTACGATGTACCAATTTTAGTACAGCATCCAGAATTAGGAGGAAACCCTGAAGCGGTATTCGAGCTTACTACTGCTAATGATGGAAAAATACCTTATTTTAGTGATATAGACTATAAATTTAAAGTAGATTTAAAAAATAAAAATTTAATTTATGAATAAAACCTTAGCAGTCTTGGTACATGCTCGTAGAGAAAGTACTAGAGTCCCAGATAAACACTTAAGACCTTTAGATTCTACAGGTAACTGTATGTTAGATGTTGCTTTAAAAAAGGTTAGTGATATAAAAAATGTAAACGAAAAATATCTAGCCGCATGGGATACAGAGATAATAGATAGGTTCATACCAGGAGTAAGAATTCTACATAGAGAAAGAGCATCAGTAGCACCAGGAAACTGTCATCATTCTATTATGTACAAACACTTAAAAGAGGTAGAATCAGATTATATTTGTAACTACAATCCATGTCAACCTTTTTTAGATATTAATAAAGTACAAGAAGTTATAGACTGGTTTATTGAGAGTAAACATGAAAGTGCTATAACAGTTAAAAAAACTAGAAACTTTTTTTGGCACGATAACCATAAACCAGTTAATTTTAAAAATAATGACAGATTATCTACTACGTCTGGACCTTGGCTATATGAAGCTACTCATTCTTTAGTTTTTTATAAAAAAGATTATATGTTAAATAACTGGGAATTATTTTCTAATAGTGAAAATGATCCTCATCCATACGTCATTAACTGGTCTGAAGAAGAACTAGTTGATGTAGATACTGAAACAGATTTTAAATTAGTACAAAAGTTATATGAAATACGTAATAGACATTGATGATACTATTTGCAAAGAAGAAGGCCCTGTAATAGACAGAAAACCTTTTAAAGGAAGAATAGAAAAGATTAATAAAATGTATGATGAAGGTCATACTATAATATACTATACTGCTAGAGGCAATAAAAGCGGTAGAGGTGAAAAATACTACAGGCCTATTACTGAAGCCCAGTTAGAAGTATGGGGATGTAAATATCACCATCTATATTTTAAGCCTTTCGATGCAGATGTATTTATAGATGATAGGGGTATACACCCTAAAGATTTTTTTGATGGAAAATAATTTATATATTAATGGCTGCAGTTATACGGCAGGAAATTATTTAGAGGATCATGAAACATGGCCTTTTAAATTATCTGAACTGTCAAATACTACTCTATATAATTGTGCTATAAACGGTCAATCTATGGGGTCTATATACTTAAATAGTATTTCCCATTTAAGAAAGCTAGATAGTAAAAATACCTCAGTAGTTATAGGAGGGACATGGCCAGGAAGGGAATTTTTTACTTACAAAGGGTTTAATATTAATATAACTCCTGTTGATTATGAAGAAGTAAATTTAAGAAGTAAAGTTTCAAACTTTAGAAGGTTTAATTCACATAAACATTTAAAAACTAATACTGATACATTTACTTCCCAAGCTAATATTATTCGAAAAGAAGATTTAGATGTAAAAATATTACCAATATATTTAGCTAAAAGAGAATATTTAAAGCAGCTTATTACTCATAACCCAGAATATAAAGAAGATGTATTCACTAGAGACCTAAACTACCTTATTGGTTTACAGAGTTTTTTAGAATATAATAAATTTAATTACCATATAATGCTTTTCGGAAGTAACAATAGGTTTTTAAATTATATAAATAAAGATAAAGTTATACATTTTAATATAACAGATAACCCCACTGGTCATCCAACAGCAGATGACTGTACATTAATTTCTAAGATGTTGCATGAAACAATTTTTTAATATAGTACTACCGATGGCAGGTAGAGGTTCAAGATTTAGACAACAAGGTTATAAAGACTCTAAGCCTTTTATAGATGTTAACGGTAAACCAATGATTGTACGAGTTATAGAAAATCTTAATATAGAGTTTGATAAGAACTTTAAATTTATTATACTATGTCAGAAAGCTGACTTTGCAGAGTATGACTTTTCGTTATTTAATAAGTTAATTGGACATGATAATATTGAAATAATAAAACTAGACGGTATTACAGAAGGAGCTGCCTGTACACTACTTACAGCAAAAGAGTTTATTGATAATAAGGTTCCTCTCCTAAGTTTCAACTCTGATCAAATGATTGACTACGATCCAAATGAAACATACAGTAGATTAAGTCTACATGATGGAGGAATGCCATGCTTTAAAGGAGAAGGACCTAAATGGTCGTATGCTAAGACAGATGACGATGGATATGTGACTGAGGTAGCAGAAAAGAAACAGATATCAAATGATGCTACTGCAGGGTATTACTATTGGAGTAGAGGATCTGATTTTGTAAAGTTTGCCGAACAGATGATTGAAGCAGATGACAGATTAAATAACGAGTTTTATGTAGCACCAGTTTATAATTATGCAGTTAAAGCTGGAAAACGAATTGTAATAACTCAAGTTGATAAAGTTTATCAAATGGGAACACCAGAAGACTTAGAAGAATATTTAAATGGCAGAAAATAAAGATACATTCTTAGAGCATAGGAAGAATCAAGAGAAACTTCATTTTGAAAATGTAGACTCATCTAATCCTTTGAGCTCATTGCTAACAGTAGAGGTTAATACCACTGAACTGTGCAATAGAACGTGTGTATTTTGCCCTAGACATGATAGAAGTGTCTATCCTAACAGAAACCTTAACATGTCTATAGCTACAGCTAATGCTATAGCGGATAATTTAAGCATAGATAATTTTAAAGGAAAAATATCTTACAGTGGCTTTAGCGAAAACTTACTTAATAAGAATTTTGCTGAAATAATAAGAGTACTGAAAGACAAGTTACCTGAAACTACAGCAGAGTGTAATACTAACGGTGATAGATTGACACCTCAATACGCAAAACAGTTATTCGACTCAGGATTAGACTTACTTTATATAAATCTATACGATGGTATCGATCAAATTAAAAAGTTTGACGTTATTATGAAAGATATTGACAAATCTAAATACAAATACAGAGCTCATTACTCACAAGCTGATTATGGGTTGAATATTAATAATAGAGGAGGTTCGATTACCTGGTTAGGTTTAGATGAAGAGTCAGTTGACAAGTTAAAAGGTCAACCTTGCCATTATCCTTTCTATAAAATGTTTGTTGATTGGGATGGAGAGGTAATTTTCTGTGCTAATGATTGGCAAAAAGAAAGAAAAGTCGGCAACTTAGCTAAATATAGATTAAGAGATGTATGGTTAGGAGAGGAACTTAACGTAATTCGTAAAAGACTCATTAAAGGTGACCGTTCTGAAAGTCCTTGTAATAAATGTACCGTTAATGGTCAGTTATTCGGTAAACCAAGTTTTGAAATATTAAAATCTAGTTTATGAAAATTTCAATAACAAATAGTCATAGAGGTTTAGGATTAGAAATAGCTAAACGGTTCAACTATGTAGTAGATGGATTTGATGAAACTAGTGATGTATTTATTAATAACAGACATAATAGTTTTAATCAAACAGAACTACTTATGACAGTATTCGATAAATGGAAAGATACTGATAAGACAATAGTAAATATTATTAGTAGAAGTAAGTATCCTAATATATCGAAAGGTTATTTATATTCTGCTTCTAAAGCAGCATTAAGCCAGTTATCTAATAACTTAAGGTTAAACAGTGATAAAAAATGCAGAATTATAGATATTAACCCAGGGTTATTAGAATCAGACTTACCTTCTTTAAAATACAGAGAAGTAGTTGATGCTATTGAATACTGTATTTATCTTCCATCTCATATTGAGGTAGGAGAATTATCTATATGGCATAAAACACCGTATAATCAAATATCAAAAATGAAAGATGAAAGAAAGTCTTAAAATATTTGTAGGATACGATTCTAGACAAGATGAAGACCCACTAGGAAAAGGAATTATAAACCCTCCTTACGAAGTATGTAAAGGTTCAATAAGAAATTTTAATACTAGAGTACAAATAATACCATTAAAATTAGATGAACTTATTAAAATAGGAATTTACGATAGAGAAAAAGACCCTTTGGCTTCCACAGAATTTACATATTCTAGATTTTTAGTTCCCTATCTTAGTAACTATAGAGGAATATCATTATTTTGTGATTCAGATTTTTTATGGCAAACTGATATTACTGACGTGTTAAAATACTTTGATACTAAACATTCTGTTATGTGCTGTAAACATGAATATACACCAACTAGTAGTACTAAAATGGACGGACTTAAGCAGACCATATACCCTAGAAAAAATTGGTCAAGCCTAATGCTATTTAACTGCTCAGATAGTCACTGTAAAGAGTTAACTCCTGATGTTATTAATAACGAATCACCAAAATACCTACACCGTATGCTTTGGACTAAAGATGAAAAAATAGGAAATATACCATTAGAGTATAATTGGCTAGAAGGTGATTACGGTAATTCTGTTGATCCTAAAGCTATACATTTTACTAATGGAGGGCCATGGCATAATAGTTGGGATGGTGATTATAAAGAGGTATGGCTTAATCAATACAATTTACTATAATGAAGTGGTGGAAAGGAATATTTAACGATTTAAAACCATATGATACTATGTCTATGGACAATGTCTTAGATAGATATCATAGAGGAATGAAATCATTTAAAAGAGAATATAAATTTAGTGTTGATAACGGTTACTATTTTGTAAATATTCATAAATCACAATTTAAACACGAAGAATTAAAAAACTATCACGATAAATATAATCCAAAAAACTGCGATATAGATTTTTATAAACTTCATGGCAACTATTATGAACCAGTTAAAAAAATAGCTTACAGTCTACCTCAATTTAGAAATTTCAATAAACCTGAATACCATGACGGAAGTAATCTTAAATTTAAGGGTAAAACTAGTAACTATAACGGAAGAGATGGTCAAATTAGAAGTGGTTTTGCAACACCTAGTCTGTATGAATATTACTTTCAACCAAAAGTAAATAAAAAAATTACCGGAGAATGGATGTATCAAGAAATACCCCACGAAATAATTTATAATAATTTAAAAAAGACAAGCAATGGTGTAGATATAAGTATTGCAAAAGATTTTGTAATAGAAGTAGAAGAAACCATAGGGTGGGATAATATAGATAAAGTAAAAGAAATAGTAAATAAATACGATAAAAGATACCCAGACTGGAGTCATGATTTTCCAATTAATGGTTATATGCAAATGAAAAAAGACGGATTGTTATTTCCCGCTGTTTGGACTTTTTATAATAAACTTGCTTACCATAGTTTTCATAGATTGATAATGACATCTTTTAATAAAATAAATTTCCCTTTTATCATACCCCAACCGTACGGTTTAACTAAATGGACTGGTCAATCGAATTTAAAAAATTTCTATCATCAAGGAGAGTACAAATATTTAAATTTTTACTTTAATTTAGACACAAAACAAACCGAGTTTGAATTCAGTACTAAACAGATTTTTTACCATGGGGAATAAACCAATCACATATGCTTATTTTGAAACTACTAATTACTGTAACTTACAGTGTTCTTTTTGTAACAGAGAAGAAGTTATTGGTGCACTACAGCATATGCCACTTCTTAAGTTTAGAAAGCTATTAGACAATATTAAACACCACCCAATAAAAGAGGCTAAATTAATGGGGATGGGAGAACCTATGTTGCATCCTCAATTCGATGAGATATGTAAAACCTTTAAAGAATATTTTCCTGAAGCTTTCCTTATAGTTGCTACAAATTGCCAATACCCTATTAGACCTGACACTAAAATGGGTAAAAAATTCAATGAATCTATGAAATACATAGATTTACTGTACTTTAGTATAGATGGGTACAAAGATTCTTACGAAAGAGATAGAGCTCCAGCTAAATGGGAAAAACTGATGAGGTTTTTAAAGGATTTTAAAGATATGCCTAGACATGGTTGTAGAGTAACATGTAATTATGTTGTAAATCACGATAATATTTACGATATTGGTACTATACAGAAAGAAATAGTAGATGTATACGATTTAGAAGAGTTGAGACTGAATATTGCACAAGATTGGAGTGAAGATAAGAGTATGCCTGGTGGGTATACCTTAGAACAAGTAGAATACCTTAACAAAAATTGGAAAGACAACATCAAAGGTAAGTCTGATTGGGAATATGAAGATTGCTTTTGGGTAAAAGAAGGTATATACACTACTGTTGAAGGACACGTAAAAATGTGTTGCTTAAATACCGGTGCAGAACCTTTTGGTAATCTTTTTGAAGAGACTATTGAAGATATAAGACAATCTAAAGATTATAATGCAGTCCAGAAAGGATGTAATACTAATAACCCTACAAGCCACTGTAAAAACTGTTCATATAAAGAGTTGACACCTTTATTAAAACAACTTCAAGCAAAATGAAAATAGCTATACTTTTACATGGACTTTTGAGATCTTGGGAAGAATGCAGTACAGTATTTTCTTACTACAGCAAACTATATCCTAATGTAAAATTTGATTTTTATCTTTCTACTTGGGAAAATTCTCTAATTATTCCACCGCACAAAGGAGCAGAAGAAAAATTTTCAAGTAATATTAATCTTAAACTTAAAGCTTATTCTATTCATAATGAGTTAGAAGTACGAAATAATGTAGCACCCCACTTTTACCCTACCGTTAACTTATCAGTAGATAAACTCCCTAACTATACTCCACAGTATTCTTTTTTAAAAAGCAAAGTTTGTGAATTAGTAAAAGAAGATTACGATATTTGTATATTAGCTAGATGTGATATTTTTATTTATAAAGAATCTTTAGACATTATAGTAAATAATAATTACGATCTTGGTCCGAATATCATATACAATGAATCTGGAACTAGTTACAAAAAAGGTTCATTATTTTGTTCTAGAGATTTATTTTGGTACGGAAGCCCTGAAGCTATACTTAAACATAAAGACTGCTTTTCAGATTGTTATATCGATTGTTTACTTCCTCCTAAAGGTATACACAGATACTGCGGTAGTTGGTTAAACTTTAAACAAATTTACAACTATAGAATAGGTAATTTATTAAGTACTATAGTTAGATCTAATGGTAACAACTTTAAACCTGGAGTACCTACTAAACAACATTTAAGTACCTTAATAAATAAACATGGTATAGACTTATATAAATTTACTGTAGAAGAATTTAGAAACCAGCTGTGGAATAAAAGTATAGTATGAAAAAACATTTAAAAACAGTCTATAGAAAATGTAATCAAGAAGATAAAACTAAATATAAATACGTTTTAACTCAAAATGAAAGAAATTTTCCGTTACCTGATGATCTCTTAAAAAAATTTTTTAATAGCTTAAAACAGACAGATTTATGCTTTTACCCTAACACTACAAGCTTAAAAGAGAAAATTTGTGATTATTATGATATTGAAGTAGAAAATTTACTTTTAACTCCTGGTTCTACTTTTGCTATAAAGACTATATTTGAAACATTTGATATTAAAAGTAAAAATATAATAACCTCAGACTACTGTTTTCCAATGTACCAGGTATTCTGTGACTTATATCAATCTGAACTACGTAAGGCAAGTTATGTTAATATGAAATTAGATATTTCTAATCTATTATCGCTTATAGATAAAAATACTAAATTTATTATTTTAGCTAATCCAAATTCACCTTTAGGAGATTTATATAGTGAAAAAGATATAGTAATACTATTAGAGACAGGACTACATGTTATAATAGATGAAGCATACATAGAATTTACTGGACAAGATAGCTGTATACATTTAATTAAAAAATATTCTAATCTAATAGTAACGAAAACTTTTTCAAAAGCTTATGGAGCAGCAGGATGTAGGGTAGGTTTTTTAGTTTCTTCAAAGGAAAATTTAGAATATCTTTCTAAATTTAGAGCAATGTATGAAATAAATGGAGTTGGAGCAAAATATACTGAATTTATATTAGATAATATACAAGACTATAATAGCTATATAAATAAAACATATATTGATAAACAACTAGCTATTAAACAGCTCAAAAAGCTTAACTATAATATTATCGATACAGATGCTAGTTGGTTTTTTGTAGAACGATGGGGCAAAAGGGACAATTTAAAATTTTTTAACGATTTAGGAATGTCTTTTAGAACCCTAATTTTACCAGACGGTAAAGAGTACGTAAAGTTTAACTATGATTTAAAGTTACATAATGATAAAAATAACCCCTTCAAGTATTGATATAATAAAAAAAGTATTTGAATCTACTGATATATACCATTGTAGTTCTTTTAAACCTTCGTGGTGTGCTGATAATTCTTTAGAATTTGTTAGAAAGAGATTTCTCTTCTCAGTAGACGGCTTTATTAGCTCTATTAACCAGTATATTTCTTTACCTGCTAGATTATTTGAATACCTAACCTACCATGATCAACCATTAACGTTAAGACATAGGGTGAATATGATTGATACTCTCATCACTACTAATATGAGTTCTAATTTACCTGTACACGTAAGTATAAAACCTAATTTTAGTAATGAAGAAATAGAAATAAATGATCTAGATGCGAATTTTAAAAAATATGAAACTGTAACACATCCCGGGTTTACTAGAATGAACACAGCTTTCTTTTTAAATTCTCCTCTAAAAAATGTTTTAATTTATATAAATAAAGAACATAAGGTTAATTTTAAACCCAATAACTCTTTAACTAAAATTAACTCAGTAGAAGACTTATTTAAATACTACACACCTTTTACAAGCGATAAAGACTATTACATAGATTTCAATGTTCCTAATATAGATGGTAAAATAAAATATCATGAAGCTACTGAAACGTTTGTACTAAAAGCAAATAGAATAATAAAATCTTTAAACCCCTTAAAAACTAAAAGTTCACACAACTCTATACACCCTAGTGATCAATATGCTTTTGATACTTTTTACTCTTTTAATAATTTTTGCAAAATATTTTTTGATAATGAAATAAAAGTGTATGTAGATAAAGGAACTAAAGATGATTTTAAAGGCGTATTTAGAAAAGCTAAAAATAAATTGACAGGTGATCACCAAAACTCTGCAGTTTACAACAATAGAGAACATTTTGCTAGTACCCCTATTGACCCTTCTAAGATTAAGCTTGCAATAAAAGATCTGAGAATATATTCAGACTTATATAAAAGTTTAAAAGGATATCTAGAAATTCCTTCCAATAAACCTTCTGAATATTTCTACCAGAATCACTTAGAGTCTGATTACTATATAAAAAATAGTAAAGAAATTAATAATTTAAATTTTAATACTATAGTTGAAGAAAATAATTATAAAGGAATAGTAGTTATTTTAAAAAAAGAAAGCTTAGATATAATTAATCGTAGAACTTTTACTGAATTACTACTTTGCTTTAACCCTAAATCTTCTGTAACTCAAAATTCCGAAGGTAGTATAGTTATGATTAACTGTAATAGTAACTTTTGGATAGATAATATAAATTATAGAGAAACTATAATACCTAACACTTTTTTTGATATATGAAAACGATTGGATTTTTAACACCGTATACACATTTACCTAATTTCACTAACTATTTAAAAGGTAATTTTAAATGCATAAACATGGTAGGGCAACCAAAGACTACTTTGAATATTTTAAAAGGAGTAGATTATTTATTTGCAGCACCAAATTATCTTTCTTACATAATAGAAGATAAAGATATAGAAAACAGTAGTGTAAAAGCTATATTAACTCCTTCCACTGGAGATAACCATATTAACGTTTCTATACCAGTTATAACTATAAAGAATGACAGTATATTAGAAGAGATACACTCTACTGCTGAACATAACCTTTATTTATGCTTAGCACTACCTAGACAAATAGAAAAGATAGTAGAACTTAAAGAAAAGACTTTAGGTATATTAGGATACGGAAGACTGGGTAAAATATTAGAAAAAATAGCTAAACCTATTTTCAAAAAAATAGTTAGGGCAGATACAGATTTCATTGACGACAATTTCTTTAGTGAAACTGATTTTTTATCTATCAATATAGACTATAAAGAATCTAATACTGATTACATAAATGCAGATTACGTTGGTAAATTCAGAAAAAATATCTATATTGTTAATACGAGTCGTGGAGAAGTAGTAGATGAAGAAGACATAGTAAAAGCAATCGTTAACAATAGAGTATTGGGATATGCTACAGATGTAATAAAAGAAGAACATACACCGATTTACACTATATTAAAAGATAATAACGATAAACGTATATTAAGAACCCCTCATATTGGAGGAACTGCTATAGAAGCACAAGAAAAAGCTTATAAAAGAGTAATAGAAAAAACAAATGAATATAATATCTGAGCTCTGTCAAAATCATAACGGTAAAAGAGAATTGCTTGACAGAATGATCAAATCAGCAGCAGTCTGTAGTGATATAATAAAGATTCAGTCAATAAAAGCCTCTACATTTACGTATAGAGAAGAATACGAAGATTACAGGCCATATGATAATGAATCTGAAAGACTTAAAGGACTCGAACTATCAAGAGCAGACGAAAAGTTTTTTATATCAAAATGTAAAGAGTATGGAGTAGAGTCTATGACTACTATATTTGTACCTCAACATGCTCCTGCTTTTAACGAACTTGGATATGATAACTTAAAACTATCAGGATACTCTATACCTGCTTTTGATTACGGTAAAAAACTTAAATATTTCAACTTTAAAAAGTTATTTTTTTCTACTTCTAGCTTAACGTTAGCAGAAATAAAAAAAACAGTTAAAAATTTAAATAAAATGGGTATTGAGTACTGTATGCTTCAATGTACCTGTGTATACCCGACTCCTTTATCTAAACTTAATTTACAGAACATAAATTACTACAAAGATGTATTGAATATTAAAAATGTAGGATTAAGTGATCATACTAACCCTCATGAGGATAATTTACTGTCATCAAAGTTAGCCATATTTCAAGGTATAGACGCACTAGAAAGACACTTTACTATCCTTAATATAGATGAAACTAGGGACGGTAAAGTTTCCGTAACTCCTAAAATGATGTCTGATATAAAAAGGTTTAGTAACCTACCCAAAGAAGATCAATATCAAGAACTCAACCAGTTCAACGACCAGCAAGTATTTAATCACAATTACTATAGAGGAAGATTTAAATGAGCAATATAAAATTAATTATTTTCGATTTAGATGGAGTTTTAATAGAAACTAAACATTTACACTTTAAAGCACTTAATCAAGCACTAGGAGAATATGCATTTGACTGGGCAGAACATCTAGCTGTATATGATGGATTAACTACAAAGCAAAAACTTAAATTAATCTCAGAGAAAAAAGGACTACCTGTAGAAAGTCACAATAATATTTGGAGAAAGAAACAACTTATTACATTTGAAATGTTAAGAGATATTGAACCTGACCTAAGACTCCAATCTGTTATGTCCAGTTTATCAAAAGCGGGGTATAAAATAGGACTCTGTAGTAATTCAATTCGTAAAACTGCTATTACAGTATTAGCTAAGTTAGGATTAGCAGAATATATGGACTTTATACTATCCGGTGAAGATGTGTATAACCCAAAACCTCATCCTGAAATATACTGGAAAGCAATTTCTAAGATGAGTGTTTTACCAGAAGAAACTTTAATTATAGAAGATTCACCGTACGGATTACTAGCTGCTTCAAGAAGTAAGTCTTTTATTCTAAGAGTTAAAAATCCATCCGAAGTTAATTTTAAAAATATTACTAAAAAATTAGATAAAATAAATATGGGGGAAAGACAATCAACACCAGCATGGAGAGATGAGAATTTAACAGTTCTTATTCCTATGGCTGGAGCAGGAAGTAGATTTGAACAAGCAGGATATACATTTCCTAAACCATTAATTGATGTTAAAGGTAAACCTATGATTCAAGTAGTAACTGATAATTTAAATATAAAAGCAAATTATGTTTACGTAGTACAGAAAGAGCATAGAGAAAAATATAACCTAGATACACTATTAAACCTTATCACCCCAGGATGTAAAATTGTAGAAGTTAAGGATGTTACAGAAGGTGCAGCATGTACAGCTTTATTAGCAAAGAAATACATAGATAATGACAAGCCTTTATTTTTTGCTAACTCAGATCAGTATGTAGTTTGGGATTCTAACGAGTTTCTGTATAAAATGAATGAAACAGATGCTGACGGAGGCATAGTTACATTCAAAGCTACTCATCCAAAATGGTCATTTGCTAAAGTAAATAAAAAAGGATTAGTAACTGAAGTTGCTGAAAAGAATCCTATATCAGATATTGCCACTGTAGGTTTTTATTATTGGAAAAAAGGATCTGATTTTGTTAAGTACGCAGAAGAAATGATTGACCAAAATGTAAGAGTTAGTAATGAATTTTATGTTTGCCCTGTCTTCAATCAAGCAATACAAGACTCTAAAGAGATTAGAACTTTTAATGTAGAAAAAATGTGGGGATTAGGAACCCCTGAAGACCTCAATTACTATTTAGAAAACATTAAATGATTTTAATATCACATAGAGGTAATATTAACGGTAAGCAAAAAGATAAAGAGAATAAACCTTCTTATATAGCTGAGGCAATAAACAGAGGATATAGCTGTGAAGTAGACTTTTGGTTTACTAAAGGTAAATTTGCTTTAGGTCATGATGAACCACAATACAATGTACCAATAGAATTTATGGAAACGTACTATAGACATTTATGGATTCATTGTAAAAACTATGATGCTTTAAGTAAGTTAATAGAAATAGATAGAGGAGGAGTTTACTTAAATTACTTTTGGCATGATACTGATGAGGTAATTATAACTTCTCAAGGCTTTATGTGGGCCAACCCAGGCACTTATATTGAAGGCAGTATTGCAGTACTTCCAGAATATAAAAAAGATAAAATAGAAGGTAGATTAGGAGTATGTAGTGATTATATTATTAATTATGAATAAAGCAGTTTTTATTTCTGGGTTCCTTTATGGACTATCTGATAATATTATACCTTTTTTAGGTAAGGATACTGATTTATTTGTGCACTCATGGCAAACGAAAGAAAATGAAAGATGGATAAAAAAATTAGAAAGGTATAAAAAATACTGCAATAGGATTAGATTTATGTTTACCAAACCTGAACACAAAAGAAAAAGAATCTCATACTTACAGTCTACTTTCTATGCTACGAGTTTAATTAATGATCCATATAAATATAAATCTATAGTAAAATTTAAACCAGACTTAGATACCGATATTGTTACTTATAAAGAAGATATGAGTAAAAGTTTTAGAAAAGCATATCTGCAAAATCAACCTTTATTAAACAATACTACAAAGGAAGAATGTGTTTACGGGTATATTCATTATAAAGCAATGGATGAAAGAGTTTTTACTTGTTACCCGTATGTAATAGATAAGATGTTTCAAGACGACGGTACTACAAGCTACCAAAATGGATTTATGAATGAAGCTATAAGATTAGATGAAAAACTTCAATGGTGGGTAGCAAAAGAATACGAAGGTAGTCTACTCTGGAAAGAACTATTTGATTATTATAATATTGAAGTTATACAGGATATTAATTTAAAATTACCAAATAATAAACAATGGCAATAAAAAGAAGCACAAAGCTAGACCCAATAGAGAACGAAGCAATATTAAATTTGCAAAAAAGAAGAAGTTTAATCGATGAAGAATGTGCAGAAATAAAGAAAACTGAACTATCTATAGATAATAGAATTGAAGTAGTAAAGGCTTTTATTACTAAAACTGATCAGATTGAAAAGAACCTTGTTATAGCTTTACAAAAAAGATATGGAAAAGGAAGCTTTGATTCAGCCAAAGGCTTATTTGTACCCCTATAATTTTCGAATAACGCAGTCTATTTATATAAGACAACGAATACTCTTTTTATAAGGTGTGTTTCGATTATTACAATATATTTATTAATAGACATAAATTAAACTAAACCTAACATGGCAGAAACTATAATCTCCCCAGGGGTATTTACTAGAGAAAACGATATATCTTTTGTAACCCCAGCACCAACTGAAGTAGGAGCATGTATAATAGGACCAGCAGTTAAAGGACCGGTAGAAATACCAACTACTGTTACTTCTTATAATGAATATGTAAGAGTATTCGGAGATACATTTGAATCAGCTTCAACTAATCAAGAATTTTTAACTTCTATAGCCGCTAAAAACTATTTTTCTCAAGGAGGAAATAGCTTATTAGTAGCAAGAGTAGTAACCGGAACATTTACAGCAGCAGGCAGCACTCATATATCTGCTTCAACAAATGGAAGCTCTCAGCCTTTCCAATTAGATACTATTGGTAAAGGAATAATTTATAACAACCACGATGGTTCTTCTACCAGCAGTATTTCTGCAAGTAGTGATAGTTCTCTAGTACTTGGTAATAGTGATAATTTGAGATGGGAGATCTCAAACATAAGCAATGCTAAAGGTACTTTTACAGTTTCAGTAAGAAGAGGAGATGATAGCTTGAAAAACAAAATTGTTCTAGAAACATTTAATAATGTAGATCTAGATCCTAATTCTACTAATTATATAGAGAAAGTAATTGGAAATCAATCTAAAGCAATATCTGGAGATAACGACAACATTATTACTTCTGGAGAGTATATAAATAAATCAAAATATATTAGAGTTAGTGCTGTTAATCTTCCTACTATTAACTATATTGGTAATAATGGAGCAAGAAGATTAGAAGCTCACACAGGTTCATTACCTATAGCACAATCTGGATCGTTCTTTGGAGCTCAAGGAAATATAGTTAAAGGTGGAATGAACTTCAACAATAATATTGCACTTGATAGTCAAGGATTAGTAATGGCTGATTATAGTGACATTATTACCTTACTTAATAACTCAGATGACTTTAAATTTAATGTAATTTCTGCACCAGGTATCGTTGATAATCATCACGGTGCTACAGTCGATAAATTAATTGACTTAGCAGAAACTAGAGGAGACTGTATTGCAGTAGTTGATTTACATGCTTACGGAGCTTCTGTAGCTAATGTAACTACTCAAGCAGATACTTTAAACAGTTCTTATGCAGCAGCATACTGGCCTTGGTTACAAACTGATTCAGCAACAGGTAAGAATGTATGGGCACCAGCTTCAGCATTTATTCCTGGAGTATATGCATTTACTGATGGAGCTAACGCACCATGGTTTGCACCAGCAGGATTAGTTAGAGGAGGACTAGCAGGAGTTATTCAAGCAGAAAGAAGATTATCTCGTACACAAAGAGATAGTTTATATGACTCTAAAGTAAACCCAATAGCTTCTTTTCCTGGAACTGGAATAGCAGTATTTGGTCAAAAGACTTTACAGACTAAGTCTTCTGCCTTAGACAGAGTAAATGTAAGAAGATTATTAATAGACTTAAAAGAGTTTATTGGTAACCAAGCACAGAACTTAGTATTTGAACAAAATACAGTAAATACAAGAAATAAATTCTTATCAGCAGTAAATCCATACTTAGATTCAGTAGTACAAAGACAAGGTCTTTTTGCTTACAGAGTAGCAATGGACGACAGTAATAATACAGCAGATGTAGTAGATAGAAACCAATTAGTTGGACAGATATTTATACAGCCAGCTAAAACAGCAGAATTTATAGTACTAGACTTCACAGTTGAACCTACAGGAGCATCTTTTGGAGCATAATAAAATAAATAACTATTTATAATAAATTAAAAACATAAAATGGCAGTATTAGACCCAAATGAAATAATGTTCAGAGCGTTTGAGCCAAAGGTGCAAAATAGGTTTGCCCTTTTTATAGACGGTATTCCATCGTTTATGGTAAAAAATGTAAAGGCTCCGAGCTTTACTGACGAAGTAATAAAGTTAGATCATATTAACTCTTATAGAAAAATTCGTGGGAAAAGAGAGTGGCAAGATATGGATCTTGTTTTATATGATCCAATCACACCTTCTGGAGCACAAGCAGTAATGGAGTGGGCTCGTTTATCATACGAATCAGTAACCGGTAGAGCTGGTTATTCAGATTTTTATAAAAACTTTGGTCAATATGACTGGACTAGTTCTGAAGTAGTTGACTTAAGTATGACTATTTCAATGGACTACTGTATATTGAACTTCTAATAAACTACCACATATAAATCTTAGAACCCGGCATTTAGTCGGGTTTTTTGTTTGTCGCATAATTTATTTTTCGTATATTTATATAAAAGACAAGTTATATTTAATAAAATTTATGGAATCACAATTTAAAATACCCACAGAAACAGTACAACTGCCTTCAAAAGGTTTACTATACCCAAAAGATTCTCCTTTAAGTAAAGGGGAACTAGAAATGAAGTATATGACAGCTAAAGAAGAAGATATTCTTACTAATAATAATTATATTTCAAACGGTACAGTTATTGATAAACTGCTTCAAGCTTTAATTATTACAGAAGGAGTTAATTTTAATAATCTTTTGATAGGAGATAAAAATGCTATTATGGTAGCAGCAAGAATACTATCTTACGGTAAAGATTATACCTTCAACTATGGAGGAAAAGAATATACAGTTGATTTAACTGAATTAAAAAATAAAGAAGTAGAGATAAAAGAAGGAAAGAATGAATTTGAATTTACTTTACCTAAATCTGAAAATAAAGTAACTTTTAAATTGTTAACTCACAAAGACGAAAGAGAAATAGAGAATGAAATGAAAGGTCTTAAGAAGTTAAATAAAGACAGTAGCACAGAAACAACAACAAGATTAAAACACACTCTAACCTCAGTTAATGGTTTAGTAGAAAAAAAAGATATCAGAGAATTTG